GTCGATAACACCATTCAGCGGAACGTTCAGCGAACCGCTCTCGAGGCCCGGTTCCGAGCGTGGTGGACAGGAACATATGTGGTACCCACAGCGCGAGCATGCCGTGCGATGTTCGAGCAAGCTCGCGGCGGGGGTTTCGCCAACCGGCGCATGAACCTTGCGGGCGGTCGGCGGCTTGTACGTGCGGGAGCGCCAGCTCGCCATATTCCACGGTGTAGCGCTCGCCGGGTCTATCTTGTCCACTGTCGCACCTCATCTCCATCCGCCCCGACGACAGTCGCCTGCGAATGCATCGCTGATAACACGTTCCTCCTCCGGCATGCCAGCGTGCCCGCCCGAGAAGAGCACGTTGACATCGTTTCGATCGCGGAATGCCGGAGGCATCGGGTTGGCCGCCCGCATGGGCGCGCACATCCGCCACGCGTACACCAGGGCGTCCAGCAGATCGTAGTGTCCGTGCACGGCAGACCGCTCGTAATCAGTGCGCTGTTCGTTCCATCTGGCCGCGTTTATGTGCGCGACCGTCGCCGCGCAACGCGGGTGAACCACGATCTTTTTCGCGCGAAACGCCGCGCGGAGCGAGAACAATGCGGCCTCTTTATCGTCCTTCATCGTCGCGCTCACGAGGATTCCGTAGTCGTTGACCAGATCTCCGATCAGCCGCGCATCCGTGTCGCTGACGCGCATGTACGGGTTCCCGCGGAACTCCCCCCCGTCCCAGTAGCAGAGGCCATCCGGCCTCTTGACCCCAAACCCGCGCTGCGAAGCGCAGTCGCCGTAGAGCTCGCGCTCTGTCTCGGTAATCACCTCGGCCACGACAGACGTGCTCGCGTTGCGCTGACACCAGTCACGCTCGATCACGAGCTGGGCACGATCTGCGTCCCAGTACGCCCACAGCAGCGCGAACAGGTCCCGCATACCAGGGTCCATCGCGACGATCGCCTGCGCGTAACGAGGACGCTCGAGAGCACGCACGTGTCGCGCGTCGTCGAACTCAGGCACGACAACACGCTGCCTGTTCCGGGTGCGCTTCCCGTAATACTCGCGCTCTGCGTCGTCCGGATCGATCGCGCGCGCGGCGGCGACGAACTCGTCCTTCTGCTCCTGCGAGATGGCCGTGTTGTCGTCGATCGTCATGAAAAAGTAGGCGCCTCGCGACTCGCAATCCGGCTTGAAGATCCGATCGAAGTCATGGTCTGCGTCCTTAGGCGCGCTGCTTTCCAGTAAAAGAGTCGCAGCCCTCCGCCGCTGGAACTGCGGGTAAACAACACTGCTTGAGCAGTACGCGAGTTGCCGAACGAAGGCTGCTTCCGTGATGTTGGCGCCGCCGAGCGCCGGGCCGCGTAGGCCGTCCGGGTTCTTGTCGATCCCGACTAGCTTCAGCACTGAGTCTGAGCTCGGGATAAAGTACCCTGCGCGCATCCCCCAACGGCTCGTGAAAAACCGCGGCCGCATATGATCCGGAGCGTCTGCAATCATCGACTGCAACACCGGTAAAACCAGCTCTTTTAGTTGCTTCTCGGTCGCGCACGCGATTAGAAACGTCTCGTTCTTGTGCACAAGCGCGTCCTCCAGACGGATCAGCGCGGTGCTGAACGTCTTTCCTACGCGGCGCCCAGCGTCGAGCATGTAAACGCGGTGAGCGCCTGTCGGCTTCTCGGTGAGCCGCCGCCGCTCCCAGTTGCGGTAATGCGCATAGATCAGCTCCTGATGAGCGTCGAGCTTCCAAGCTAGGTCGCCGAGCTCCCACAGCGCAGCGGCGGTCGCTGCGGCGTCGTCAGGGTGCATCACCATCGTCCACGTCGCGACAAGCGCGAGCGTGAACCGTCCGCTCGTGATCGGCGAAATCGCGCCACGTATGGAATGACTCGCCGCATGGGTTGCACTGGAAAATCGCCGGGCCGCGGGACACGTGGTCGACGAACGCAGTCAGCTTGCCGATCGTCGGCGGGCTGACTGGCTCGCGCCGCAGCACTGCGCGGCGAACGGTGTCGTCTCCCAGGCCGATCAGACGCACAGTGCTGCTCCACCCGAGGGAGTTGGCGACGGCCCGCACAGTCTGCACGACGGCCTCGCCGATCCTCCGGCCAGGGCGTCCCCTGCCGCCTGCGCCCCTCACTTCGTCGCTGCCTCCGCAGCTGCAGCGGCACTAACGACACGCTCCGCCTCCTGCCGCCGCGCCTCGTCTACTGCGTCGTCCACGCACTGAGCCAGCCTGATTGCTGTGCCTGCCCGGTCTGCAATCGCATCCGCGGTTCCTAACGATGCGCAGCCACTGGCGGCAGCGGCGGCAATCAGAGCGAATACCGAGATCATCAATCCTCGCATGTGTCCTCCTGAGCAGGCGCGTCATCCCCTGCATCAACATCTGGCGGCGGGTAGCGCTGCACGCTGGGCCGCGTCCCCTCGATCGGCGGCGGCGCCGTTGGGCTGCTGCGGCGCGTAAACCCCTCCACTTCGCACGGGTCTGTTTGGAGCGTACAAGCTCCAGAGCACCGGGGTAGCACGACCCCAAGCCCGAGCAGTAGCACCACGAGGCACGCCGCGCGCCAGGTCATGACGCCTCGTCCTCGCCCTGCCTACGCAGCAAGCGCCGAGCTTCGGAGAGCTTCCGCCGCGCCTCCGCGAGCTCTTGGGGTGACTGCAGTAGCCGGAGCGTCCTGTCACCGTCGCCGCCCGCAGGCGCTCGGTACTCGCTCGCGTACTCGAGTACGAGCCTCGCCGCGGCCATACGCACCGCGGCATTGCGTCCAGTTTTGCGCACGATTTCGCGGATGGCGAAATAGGCGCGTGGCGCGTCCTTCGCTGCCTGCGCAGCGAGCTCTCCCCTACCCCACGGACCCATAGCGTCTAGTTCGTCGTCTTCTGGCACCGGGCGTCCTCCGATCATAGTGTGTGACAAAATGTCAACCCCCGCAACGGGAGGCGCCACGGCGCGCGTCGGTAGGTTTTTTCAAAAAAACCTACCGAATGCACTTGTACCCTCCACTTCGGCGGAGTATGTTTCTTTCACGTTGTCGCGAGGGGCGGCAGCGGAGAACTGGGGACTCGACATGTCAGAATTTATTTTTGCCGTCCGCGCTGGGCGCTTATCGGCAGGCGAGCGCGCGCAGCGCAGTGGAGGGAGAGTAGCGATGGAGGCTGCACACATCTTCTGCCTGGTCCGTCGCGGGCTGACGGACTCCGAGTACTTGCACCGCAAGTCGGTCGCCGCGAAGCACGGCTGCAAGTTCGTTTACGCCGACTTGCGTGACGGCCCACCTACGTCGTGGTTCGAGGGGCCTACCCCGGGAGAGCCATTCGCCGGAGCGAGCGCGGTGCAAGCAGAGCTTGAAGAGCCGGAGGCCGCAATGGAGAAGCGAAACGCGACTCAAACAATCAACACCGTAGGTAAGCGAGAAGAGGTATGAAGAATCTGACGATCAACCGGGCCAGGGCGCTCGGCAAAGACATGAACGCCAAAGGCATAGTAATCCTAGCCTTTGGGGACGATGGGGAGTTCCAGGCGTGCAGCTACGGCCGCACGAAACAGGACTGCGGGCAGCTCGGGAAGTGGCTGGACGGCGTTTACGACGCCATCGAGAGCGGCGAAATGGTGGCCCCGTTCGTTGAGCAACAATCACCGGAACGGTTAACAGGGCCCAAAAGCAAGTTGCTGTTTAACGACGAGGGCTTCGAGGAGCACCCCGACACTGATGCCGCATGGCTCCGGGGGCGGCTGTGAGCATGTGCGGGCGATGCGGTGGCACCGGCATGGCGCCTGCCATCCGAGGGGACAGGGTTGTGCCCGGCGAGACGATGCCGTGCCCTGCCTGCCTGCACCGTTCGACGCTGCGGTTTAGCCGCGGAAAGGGCATGGAGGACAGCTACCGGAGGGCGGTGGAAATGGCGGAACAGGTAGCGACAGACCCGAAGAATTACACGGAAGAGTGTCGAGCCGGCGCGAGCCTTATCGCCGCGGTGGACAGATACCATCGTTACCACCTGGCGAACGTCAACGATTATGTGAGCCGCCTGATAGGAGCCGAGCGCGGGCTGTGTAGGTGCTGCGGCCGGGCTCACGCAATCCAGCATGAGGACGATTGCCCGGTGCCGCACCTGGTCCACCTGACAAGCGGAGCCTAAAAATGAACGAGGACAAACAGAAAACAGACGAATGGGCGCGCATCGTGGAACGCCTAGACCGAATGGGGGCACGCGCGCAGGACCATCTGACGCTGCAAGAGGGAGACAAGGTCGTTGTCGTCTTCCTCGGCAAGCCGTGGGCGTACGAGGCGGCATGGCATGACGAGCGCAAGCAGTGGGTGCCGATCCACCGCTCACCTGTGCCAGTGGACCCAGCACTGCGCATTCGCATCAACGTCTACGTACCTGCCATGGGCAAGCTGAAGTGGTGGGAGATGGATACGGCCACGTTTCACTCGCTGTGTGCGTGTCGAGACAAGTACGGCCTCGACAAATGGATGTTCGAGGTTGAAGCGGTGGACGTGTCGCCGGACGGCACATCTGGCGTGTATTCGATCCTGCCGGAAGAGAAACTGGAAGCAGTTGACCTAGCCCGCATCGCATGCCGTCCACTCTTTCAGTGGCAGGAGCAGGACGATGCCTAGGGTCGGAAAACTCATGGACCGCAAGCGCAACTCGGCGCTGCACCGCAAGTACCTGCTCCAGTTCGGCCTGGACCTCTCCCTGCTCAGCACCGGTGACGGCTGGGGCTACGAATGGCGCGACCCGAACACCGGGAAGCGTGTCGCCGAGGGATGGTCACGCGGCACGAAGCGCGAGGGCGAGCAAGAAGCCGTCCGGGACATCAGGGAGCGAGGGTACGGCAAATGATCTCCAGGGCGCGAATGGTTGGCGAAACCACGCCACTTCCGAAGGAGCGCTATCTACTGATAGACATGTGGACAGAGTGCAACTCCTGCGGACGCGCGGCAGGGTTGCGCAACTGGTCCGACGGGGAAGTCGTCGAGCTCAACGACTTCGCGCCCCACGAGAGCGTAGTGCTCGATGATGAGACGCCATGGGCGATCTGCACCACGTGCAGATCGCAGCGCGAATGCGACGTGGAGGAGGAGAGCTGATGGCTGTCAAACAAGACTACATAGACGCATGCGTTGCTGCCGGCGTAGGGCCAGTCGAGTTTGAGGGGAGCTTCTTTATGCGATCACACGACGACCTGCCGAGCGTTGCGCAGGACGTGTACGACGGGAAAATCGCCGAGCCGCCCTCAGAATATTGGGATCTGCTGCTCGGGCAGCTCGAAGCCGTGTACTGCGAGTGCGGCGCGGCACTGGGGAGCAGGTGCGAGTGGGCCGGACATGCTCGTGACACTGTGCTGATCGAGTGGATTCCGCCGAACCAGCGACGGCTTGCCAACGTGGAGGTTTGCGGCATGGGGGAATACCCGAGCAACGGCGCATCGCGCCTCCGTGTCGAGAAGACGTGCGCGGCGCTGATCGAAGAACAAGACCCGCAGTGTACGCAGCGAATGAACTACGTGTCCGGCGCTTGGGGCGAATACGTGTCCGCCCGAGACCCGCGAATGTGGTCTACCGTCGTAGACCCCGCCGAGCCCGAATGCGGGATCCCTGGCGAGACATGCGAATGGGTTCGCGCGGATGGCTACTACAGCTCCTACGACGACAGGCATTACGCCGAGGCCTGCACGCGGTGCGCCGCGCTGCGGCACACGTGCCGCGAGGACGATACAGGCGATTGCGTGGCTCACCGCTGGGTGATGAGATACAGCGCCCCGATGACCGGGAGCTTCCGCGAACTGGCGCGCGATGCGTCGTGGGTGCCGCACCAAGACGTGCTTGAGGCGCTGGACGGCACTTACGCCCAGCGCAAGATTGCCCGCGCCGCGGTCTTGGCGTGGCTCGAGGCCAGGGCCGCGCGCGATACCCGCCCAGTCCAGGCAGGGGATGCCGCCCGATGGTACTACGAGTACGGCTGGCACCTAAGCTGCGGCGGCGGCGACGTCCAGCACTCTGACGTGTTGAGCTTCGACGAAGCGGCAGACCCGAACTACACGCGCGCTGCGCTCGCAGAGCTCGTGCTCGCGCATGACCCGGATCTAACTCTAACTCCGGACGAGGCCACGGCTCTGGCGTGCAGGGCGGCGGAAATCGCAAAGGCTGCGTCTGAGATTGCCGACATGCTGGGCCTAGCGCGGGAGGCCTGGAAGGCCGGTGACGTCCGGCAATGCCTCGCTTCCTTGGCCGCGGCGCGGCGCGCCGAGGCCGAGCACGGTGACAGTCCAGACGCGGACCGGCTTGGGTGCGTGCTCCTGACTCAGCGAGTCTACGACCTGCTTGTCGTGCGGGGGGGAGGGGAGCTATGAACCGGCAGCAACCCAAGACGGCGCGAGTGCGAGAACACGCGCGGTGGCAAGAGCTGGTCGACGCGCCGCACGGCGCCAAGCGCGCGGCAGCCATCCGGTCTGTCGCGCGGGACCTTGGGCTCACCGTAGACGACGTGCGGAACGCCCTCCGCTCTGTCACGGGAATCCGCGGCAGGCCGACGGCGCCGCGGTGCTCGCACTGCGGGACGCAGACACGGCATGCTCCCACGCCGATCGCCGTGCCGTGCTTTGGCGAGATTCCTGGCAGGATCGACCGAATCAAGGCGCTCCGCGAATGGGTCCGTGAAGCGCCGCGCGCGATCACGGGTGACGAGGCTATCTCAGTGATCGACTACGCGCTTGCCATCGCGACGGGTACAGACAGCGATGGAAAGCGCCTCTCGCCCATCGACGTGATGCGCCTGGTCACGGAAGACGCGTTCGACCGCTAGCGCACCACACGCGGCTCGTCGGCGGATTGCGTCGGGGCAGGCACCCACGACGTAATCCGCCACTCGGGCGACGCCAGGGCGACTAGCCGCTCGCCATTCGGCCCGAGCATCTCGGGTGCCCGGAACCCTGCCTGCCCTGGCTGCTGCCCCCCTAACGGGGCCACAGGCGCCGCAACACCCCCCCTGCGGAAGTGCGTGGCGTACAGGTGCACGTGCCAGACCACGACCACGAGCCACAGCACCCAGGGGGAGGCCGCAACCACGTGCGCGAGGACAGGGTGACTGCGCTGGACGAGAGTCACAGCAGCCTCCGCAGTGATTCGGACAAGCGCTTCATGAAGCGCACACACCCAGCAGCCGTGCTCCATTCTAGCCTCCCGCGTCCCCCGTGATACGCGCAGGGCAGGGCGGTTGCGTTTTTGCCCGCCCTACCCTAGACGCCCGGAGGGAGCTCCGCGAGTGGCGGGCGTCTAAGCCGCGCAACCCGAGGGCACCCCCCTCCAAACATATGGCCAGTGCGCCTGCCCGTAGTCGCGGGCGCGAGTGACGCGCCCTTGCCTGAGCAAGCTGCCGAGGACGCCGTGAACCGTCTGCCGGTGCAGACCCAATCGGCAGCCGATCTGCTTGGCTGTCAGCGCCGAATGCGACCGCCCCAGTAACTCGACCACGCGGGCAGTCGTGCCGCCGCGCGGCGCGTTCTTGCACGGTCCCACGTCGTCACCACCTGCTCCGCGGCGGGGCTTTGTCGAGCCCGAGTCGCTCTACCTCGGTGTCCCAGCCCTCCCAGCCTGTCGGCTCGGGCCGCCTCCGACGCTCGAAGGCGTCGTATGGCTCGCGGGCCGCCGCCCGCGGTTGAGGCTCGAACCCGAGCTCTCGAGCCTGCTGAGACCGGCCTTCGTAGCGTTCGACGCGCTCGCGCATATATCGCGGCGGCGCGTCGTCGTCCCATCCGATCGTCAGGTGCCACCACGCGGCGGCCAGGACGAGGATCAGGGCGAGTATCAGGTTGCGGGACCTAAGCGGAGGCACGGACGACGCCTCCGCTTTCGACCCCTCACTCACGCCGCACCCCCCCCGCTCTCATCCTCGCACTTACTGCGCCGCCGAGCCGCAGGCGGCGGCGGCGCGGCAGCTGAGAGCTCCGCTTGCCGCCGATCGCGCTCAGCCAGCCCCCGAGTTAGCTCTCGCACGAGCTCGGAGTGCGACATCGCACCCCAGTTGATGCCCGCAATAGCTAGTTCACTCATCGTATCCCCAGTTCACTTTCCGCCGCGAAATGCGGCGCCCGATCTATAACAACGCGACTGCCCCGCGTCTACATCACGGCAGGAGTTTCCTCGCATTGTCCACGGGCCGGAGCAGCGCCCGCGGCAGCTTGGCCCTGCCACCCCCTAGCCCGGCTTCGGCAGCCACAATGCCCTCGGCCGCTCGGGCGAGAGCCCACAACGCGATGGCGGCAACGTGGAGCAGAAGCACCACGAGCACGTGCGCTACTGCGCCTACCGCCCAGCAGCCGTAGTCTACGAGCCGCAGGCACACGAGAGCCGCGACGCTCGGCGGAGCGTGATCGTACTCCTCCACTACGGCGCGGCTCTCCCCGCGCCGTAGCGTCATACGTCGTCGTAAGACCTTCTCACTCATCTCGCTCACTCATCTCGCACTATCCCCTTGTGCCCGCACCGTCGGCAGACATACCGCCGCTCGTGGCCGTCGAGAAACCGTGGGTCATGGCCGTCCCGACAGAGCATCCGACCGAGAGCCTTGGGGTCGAAGTGACCCCACGCTATCAGCGCGAGGTAGAGCAGCCCGAGTAGCTTGAAAATCCCGATGGCGACTGTCACGGCCACCAACTCACTGTCGTTTGACATGCCGCCTCGCGGCGGCATGTCAGCGTCACCTCGATCGTGCACATAGCCGTGGCGCCGCTGCTAGCGGCGCCGTACTTTGGTCGAGTCGAGCATATATGGAGCGCGTGTAGATTCACGCGCGACCACAGCGACTCGCGGCGATGTTTCCCTTCCAACGTCGTGAGCGGGCAGTGACACACCACCCGCGGCGCGAACTGAAGCGCGTGCATCACGTGAAGCGCGACCGCTCCGCCCTCGAAGGTAGGGTTCATGACAGCCACATCCGCGATGGCGTCGGCACGCGGCGGCTCGAGCGCCAAGAAATCAGCTTGCGCGACAGCAACTTCTGGATAGCCAGCAAACCGCTCTCGCGAGCTGCCGACCATCCTCGGGTCGATGTCATAAGCCTGGACACGGGCAACGCGCCCCGTGTCCAGGCATGCGCGGATGAGCGCGCCGTCGCCGCAACTCGGCTCGAGCACGTGCACACCTCCCGTCCGCACACCCACTGCGATTTCTGCGATTCTTGCTGCAATCTGCGGCGGAGTGAACCACTGCGACAGCTCGTGCTTGCGCTGCTCGAAGCCCGGCAGATCGAGCGGGATCATGACAGCACCTCACACGCTCGGCACGCGAGGATGAACGCCACAATCACCAACAGCTCGAAGTGCTGCGAGAGCCGCCTGCGGTCGGGGGTCATCGGCCTACCTCCGCCGCCCCACTGCTGCAATCGTCGGCGAGATCGCTCGCGGACGACAGCGCGCAGAGTCCGAGTAGCACTATCACCAGCCAGGCCATGATCGACTGGTCAGACATTTTGCGCTCCCACCCGCAAAGCTGCGCCGCAGTGCCGCGTTCGCTCCAGCTCTAACCCGTGGATGAGCGCGCGAACGTTCTCGATCGCTTCGGCCGGGAAACCCAGCCGCGAAAGCGTCCCGGCGAGCTCCGTCAACTCGATGATTGCTCTACCGTACTCGAGCGCTGCGATGTGAGGCGCAGCCGCAGCTCTATCCCGTGCTCGTTGCCGATCGTCATCTGGCTGTACACGCATCGTAACCTCCCAGTTCCTATTAGTTGGTCGTCACACCGGCCTATGCCCCGTCGGTTGAACTCATTGGGGCCATGCAGAATCCACGCACATACAGCGTCGCAAACGTGCTTGAACGCCTGTGGCAGGTTGTCGTGTGCGTCGAGCCGCCCCGGGCTGACGCGCACGAACTCTACCCCCGCAATCGCGTCACGGTCTACAGCCCGCAGGTTCGTGCGGAGCAGTAGCAGTGTAGACGCGATCTGCTTGTCTGCAGCGGCGGCGCGCGCATATCTGTTCCCGTTCGCGTTGTCGCTCTCGACGCGAATGGGAGCGCGAACGTGCCACACCCCCGCGTCGTACCAGATCTCCTGATCCAACATTCGTCTGGGCGCGGCGGGCGCGCGCAGACGCGCGGCGGAGCGCTTCCGGGCTCGATTCGGCGGCGGGAATGTCATTCGCATGTCGTCTGCCTCCGCGCGCGACGGCACCCGCACGCATGCGAAACGCACCACGTTTCGCCGCCCTCGGCCGCGCGTCCCATGAGCTTCTCAAACGCAGGCTCACCACACTCCGCGCATGGCCGCTCGTAGGGCCAGAGGCACTCTCTCAGCGCGCCGACGGCTGCCCTACCCCGCGGAAGTCCCACCGGCCCGAGCTCCACCGAGCCCCACTCGCCGCGCACAGTGAGCACCGGCAGTGCATCGGCCGGCGACGGCTGAGGTTTACGCGCTTTCCGCGCTCTCATCGCGCCCACCATCTCACTGCAGCCTGAACCTGGCGCTCGCGCGTGTCTGACGCTGGCGACGCTGACGCCGTCATCTGCCAGCGTGCTGCGTGCCACCTTTTCAACCTCTCCGCGTATTTCGCACACGCCTCGTCGTCGGGATAGCGCCGCAACTCCGACTCAGCCCAGGCAGTGATCCTAAGCCGCCGCACAGCCTCGCCGATATCACGGCGCCGCTGCGTCTCTGCTGCGAGCCATTCGGCGAACTCCGCGCGGAATTCCTCCGGAACTGCCGCGCCCGCATGCCAGCGCGGAAGAAATCCGCGGAGCTCGTCTGAGCACGCGAACGGCGGCGCTACTGCAGGCGGCGCCAGGCGCCGCCGCGTGGCTTCGTCTGCGATGTATCGACAGACGTCTAGCGCAACCTCGCGAGTGTCCACTCGACAGCCACCGCCCTGCGGCGGCGGCCCTCCTAGCTCGCTCGCGGCGAGCACCGGCTGCGTTTCAACGGCCCTCTGTTCCTGTCCCCGAAGCTGTCCCATGTCTTGCCTCCCAGTCCTGTCGGTCGGCGGGCGAAAGGCTCGCCAACCACGCCTGTGTTTGCTCGCCGAGCACCCCAAGTTTGGGGGGTCGGCATGTGCGCGGGGTACGCCGTGCGTACCGCCGCAGGTTGCTCGCCAGATTCCCCAACCCGGGACGTTCCGACGGCTCAAGCTTGTTGATCCAGGGGTCTGCCAGCCAAGCGCCTACGAGCCTCTCTACGGCCCGCTCGTACGCTTCCCCGGATGACCCCCCCGCCTCTACCGCTGCCGCGTCACTGATCGACCGGCAGGCGGGTTCCTCGCGCCCCGGATGGCCGAGCCCGAGCGCAGGGAACCCGCGAAGACGCTCGGCCACCCTCCAAACGACGAGCCAGGGTTCCCTGATTGGGGACACGTCGGGAGGCGCCAGCCCAGCCGGCTCGGGCGGCACAGGCGGGCGCTCAAAACGATCGCAAGTGATCGCGCCCTGGCGCGTCGGCGTAGATCTCTTCTCTTCTCTCTCTTCTTTCTCTTCTTTCTGCAAAACCGAAGTGCCGTGATTACCGGTACTTATGTCAGAGTAGATCTCGGGTAGATCCGGGGTAGATCGGGGGTAGATCGGTGGTAGATCGGGGGTAGATCGGTGGTGGATCGGGGGTAGATCGGCGGTAGATCGGTGGTGGATCGGGGGTAGATCGGTGGTGGATGGCGGATGGAACGCGACCCTAATGTAGGAGGGTCCGACTTCGATCAGCCCTGCCCGCGCGGCCTCGTCTAGGGCTTTCGCCCAATTGCCCCTGTGAGGCCCGTCGATGCACAGGCTACGGCACACGCTGACTCGCCAGTCGCTCCCAGACCACGCGACCAAGTCGCCGCCGCCACCCTGCTGCCCGTACGCGAGCGCAAACAGCTCGCTGTAGACAGAGCGCGCGAGGATATGCCGAAGCACGCCCCAGCCCGGGTGACGCACCCGCGGCAAGGGCACAAAATCGTACCCGACGCGCGCTCTGCCGCCGCGCGTCATGACAGGCTGAGCTCCGTCTGCCTGTCGGCCTGCGTTACGGGTTCGGTCGCAAGGATCTCTCCCGTATCCGCGCGATAAAGCGACCACGTCTCGTGTAGCTCGTCGACACTCCACCTACACCGGACGGGCCGCAACTCCCGTTTGCTCTCCACCTCCGTCGCCAAAACCTTGGCCCTGCGCGTTAGCGCGTCGATCTTCATTTTGAAATCGGCGGCAACGGCCTTTGCCTCGTCGCTGAGATCGTCTCGCTGGTTACACAACGCTGCGAGCTCGGCGCCCTTTACGCGCTGCTCTGCCGGCGTCAGATCCACAAATAGCTGCCGCTCCACATCTGGCCTTTGCATCGCAATCACCTCGTTCTCTGCTGGTTTGTTAAGGCGGACCGCACAGGCCCCTGCGCGCTACGAGAGCAGGGGGGACTGCTCCGGGGCAGCGGGGGCCTGTGCCAGTCCTCGAGCATGCGCCGCTTGGATGCGCACGCTCGACTCACACCCTGACTGTTCAGGGTGTGAGTCGAGCGTGTTATCCGCCGTCCGCCTGCGTGGGCGTGGGCTGCTGTTGCGACTTTCGCCGTACGCGGGCTTGCGCAGCGGCCCACTGCACGGCAGTGACCACAGTAGACGCTCGCATTTTGCGGAGAGTCCGCTCGATAGCTACCGCCGTAGCCGTGCCCGCTAGATTCTCCCCCCGCTCCAGCTTCGAGAACTGCGCCTGAGTCACCCCGCACAGCCGTGCGAGCTGTTCCTGGCTCAGTTCGAGCGACACCCGCGCGCGACGCAGCCGATCTCCCAAGTCGATTTCCATATGCGCACCATATAACCGCGCGACTGAGCGCTGGTCAAGCCAACTTTTGCTGCTGGCAGCACGTTTGTCCTACCTCGTCTCCAGAAAATAATCGCGGACGATTGACGGGCAGATAGATCGGGGGTACGTAGTCGACATGCACCGATTGATCGAGCTGGCCGCTGAACGGGCGGCCAATAGGTACACGGACGAGCTCCGTTGGATCGTACGCTGCGACAGCTGCGACGAGAACCCACTCAGCGTCACAGCGTGGGGCGCGTTCCGGCTGTGGGCTATCGGTCAGTGCGGTCGGTTCACCGCACCGGACTCAGGCGCGCGGCGTTTCGATAGGGCGCCTGACGTGGACGACGAAGACAGCCTCAATAGGCTCGGCCGCGCGGCATGGGCAGCGTTCCAAGCCGCTTACAACGACTGACGAAAGGGAAGCTAAGATGCCGACATACGATGATTGGAAACTCGCCTGCCCTCCTGAGTTCGACGAGAACGTCGAGGACGACGAGGACGACAACGTCGAGCTGCTGATAGACCGCCTCGGGCGGTCTTTGCATCGCGCATGCGCGATCGATCTGGTCGGGCTGCGCGAAGCGCTCGACATCGAGCTCGAGTCGCGCGCAGGAGATGACGTGTCATGACGCGCGATGCAATCCAGCGAACCGCGTCCGGGTCTTGGCTCGTAGCTCCCTCGAGCATGCAAGAAGCCTTCAGGTTCGCCGAGTTGCTGGCCGCCTCCGACTTCGTCCCGCGGGAATACCGAGGAAAACCGGGCAACGTAATCGTGGCGATCCAGATGGGTGCAGAGCTCGGGCTGTCGCCCATGGCCAGCCTGCAGGGGATCGCTGTAGTAAATGGTCGACCCTCTGTCTGGGGCGACGTGCTGCTAGGGCTGCTCCTTGCTCACCCAAGCATGGTCGACCTGACCGAGACTCTGGTCGACGGCAAAACCAAAGCCGTCTGCTCCATGAGCAGGCGGGTCAACGGCAAGATACGGACAGTGGTCCGCGAGTTCTCGGTCGAGGCCGCCCGCCGCGCCAAGCTCTGGGGGAAGGACGGCCCGTGGACAGCGTACCCCGATCGTATGCTCGCGATGCGAGCGCGTGCGTGGGCAGCGCGCGACCTGTTCGCGGACGTGCTCCGCGGGATTTCGGTGCGCGAGGAAATGCAAGACGTCGTGGACGCGCGGAACGTGTCAGCGGACGCGCCGAGCGAGGCGCGTCCCGCCGCCGCGCCCGCACAACCAACGCCGGAAGGTCCCCGGTTCACACGGAACTATCACGTTGTGGAGCTCCGGTCCCTGCCGATGCACTTGGCGTCGGCGGAGCAGCTAACAGAGTACATCTCGTACTACGAGTCGAAGTTGCCGGAGGTACAGCAGCCGAACCACCGCGTGGCGATCGAGAGAACGATCGCGGCGGCGAAGACGCATCTCGAGTCGAGACTCGAGATGGAGATCCAAGCGGCCGCAGACGCGCAGACTACAGAGGGCACGGCGACGACGCCCGCCGTCGACTACGACCCCGAGACAGGGGAGGTAGCCTCGGCCGGGCTTCCGCACGACGATTTCGCGGCTCGCCTACAGCATGAGGAGTTTGATTCGAAGCTTCCGAGCATCGACACGGGAGATACGAACGACGACTGGGGGCTAAGTGATGAGCTCCCTGAAGACGGCAGCAAGGAGAGTTCGAAATGAACGACAACAAAACATGCCTATGTGGAGCGGACATAATGTGGAGACGTACAGCACGCGGCGAGATGATGCCGATTGACCGCGCCCCGTCGTCGGACGGCAACATCAAGTTTGCCATCGACCGCGAAGGCGTATACCGAGCTGTAGTGCTCGGCGAATCAGCACGCGCGCTCGCTGTCGCCTCTGGCGACAAGCTACACAAGAGTCACGTCGCAACGTGCCCCCTTGCCGCGCCGTTCCGCAGCGGCAAGCGCCCGAGCGCTCGCCGGCAGCAGACGCCTCCGTCGGAGGAGCCGTGAGCAACACCACCCCAGGCGAACTATTCAACGTCCAGCTGACGGCCGGCGAAGCGGTCAACCTCGTGAGCGACCGCCCGGAGGTGCAAGCGGTCGCTGCAGCCGCTAAGGCAGCGCTAGAACTGCAAGGTGAGCTCCCCCCCGCGCTCGCCAAGTTCGTCGCTTCCGCCGCGGCACGGGCCGTGAAGGACAAAAAACTCCGCTGGCGTGGCGTCTCAGTAGAGTACTGCCCGATATGCGGATGGTCCGGGGAATACCCCAAGTTCAAATCCGGCCCGCGGCGGGGTAGGCCCAACACAAACAAGCGCCGTAATACACAGTACGGGGTAGATCTCGCCGATAGCCCGGTGACGATCAACGGCTACGCGACATTGGGCGGATGCTCGCCCTGCGTCGAGAAGGCGCTGCCATGTCTCAGGCGAGCCCTTTCTGACGTGCGAGCCGAGCTGCCCAGGCAGCTCGCGGGCGCCAAGTCATATACACGGCACGCCTTGTGCAGGTGCACTTCGTGCGGGTGGTACGGGCACGAGGGGCAACTCGGCAAGTGCCCGACGCTCCTCCCCGGAGGGGTCTACCCCGGCAAATGTCCGGCGTGCGGGGCCACAAACGAGGTGTTTGGCAAGCGTCCGATTGAGTTCGATAACCGGCAATACGCGCTCGAAGAGCGCCAAATAGTAGGGGACCCAGAATGACAACGTTCCCTGGGCTGCTGAGCGTCGCCGAAATCGTAGCCGAGTGCTATCGCCAGGCCTTCGAGCTCGACCCGGTGTTAGGGGCAGCAATCGCTATTGCGGTAGTGCTGCTACTGCGGCACTTCGCCGCCCAACGCGCGTGGCTCGCCGAGTCTCACCGGACAGACAGGGAGGCTGAGGAGCTTGGGCAGCGAGTCGATCGCATGGTCGACAGCATCCGATCGACTCGCCGGCAGGAGTCCTCGAGGGAATCGCGCTAGTCGTCCGGGACTAGGACGCGCGCGGGTTACTCGGTGTTTTGGCTTGAGCTCATCAATCAGCAATGGTAGTCACGGTAGTCGTCTACGACTGAAACGGAACTGGGGAAATCACGATGCAACGTCTACACGATACGTACGGGATACGGATGACAGCCCGAGAGCTCGCCTCGCTGGAACTTCCTCCTGCGCTGTCGGGCATTGCGCGCGCCGCAATGCTCGAGATCGAGCTCAGCGACAGCAAGGCGCTGTCGCCAGCGCAGGCGCACTACGTAGGCTCAGCGCTGGCGCACGCGCTCGAGACCGAGGGGGCCCAGCCAATCTGGATCCGCGAACCCATCCAGTGGTGCAACCAGGGGTGCCGTACATTACACCCTGTGTATGGCATGCGGCTGTGGCATTACGAGACCGGCCTCTCGTTCGGCCCGTGCGAGCAATGCGCTGCTACGTTGGCTCCGCACCTGGCTCGGGCGCTGTCGAGCGTTCCCGGGCTCATCCTGCCAGCGGGGCTGAGCGAGCTCGTCACGCGCGCTGCCTGACTGCGCGCGGAGCTCGTACGCCGCGCCCCCTAGAAGACGCACCACCGCCCCCTAGAACGCCAGAACTGGGGGGAACTGACCGCGTGCTAGGGGGCGGTGGCAAGACACTCGTAGCAGGAGGCGACTATGTAGGCAACAGCTAGCGACCCTCGTCTCAACGAGAGACAGGCTATACGTCCGCGGCCAGAGTTGCACGTGAAACGACGAAAGGAGATGCCTATTCTTGCCGCTGGTCGCGGACGTATCTGCCCGTGAACCCAGGCGCCGTGTCGTCGGCAGAGATGTCTGGCTCCGGAGGCTCGGGGGCAGCTGTGTAGTGTATCTGCCCGAGCCGAAACGCCGCGACCAGCGCAGCAAGGACCTGCGCCCTGACACTGTCTACTGCCTCCGGGGCGAGCCGGGGTGAGAACTCGAGGGCGATGTCCCGAACAACCGCGTCTGCCATGGCGAGCAGGCGAGCGTGTGCCCGGTGTGTCACTTGGATCGCCTCCTACTGCATCCGCCTAGGCATGCCCAGTGGCAGCTCTGCGGCGTCTACGTGGTTTGGCGCGCGCCGCATCCATCCGACGAGTGCGCCGCCGACAGTGGCCAGGACGGTCTGCCACGACCAATCGTCCAAGGTCGCGACCGTGGTGCAGATCAGCCCCACGGCAGTGAGCAGGCTGCGGATAAGAGCTGGGTTCATCGCAGGTTTCATCGTGGTGCCCTCTGGTGATGGGGCGGCGCACTGGACTGGCGGCCCTCGACTCTCTCAATTCTGAGCTCCAACGCGTGCACGCGCTCGAGCATTTCGCGGCTGCGCTCAAGCACGTCGACTCGCTCGCTGACTCCCCGAACCGTGTCGGCCATCTCGGCCATCCAGGCCTGCTGATTGGCGCGGGCTTCTTCGAGCGCAACGAACCGCGCCCAGATTGCGCCGAGCGCAGACATTGCGGTCACCAGCGCGGCCAGGAGCCCGGAGAGTTTTTGGTAAGTCATCGAACGATGCGCCTACCTGAATAGGCCATAGTCCGCCTTGATACGACAGGTCGGGCAACTCCCGAGGGGGGGCTTGGTGACCCCCCTGACAAAGTTGCGCTGCCGGCTGTCGTGGTCGCGCCGACTCCGGTCAGCGTTCGAGCGATGGTGAGCGTCGCTGCTCCGGATACGGAGCTGGCTCCTGCGCCGTCCCCGGCAGCTCCCGCAGTCAGGGTTGCGACGGCTGCAACGACGCTGTCTGCGCTGGCAGCGATGGCTCGAGACACGGACAGCAACGCTGACCCCGCCGCTGACACGTCGCCCTGCCCTGCGCGCGATACGGATGCGCTAACATCGGCTGCGCCCGCGACAGCGGTAGCGCCCGTCCCTGCGGCCTGCCTCGACTCTGAGATACCGGCAGCGCCGGCAACGGCTGTGCTGCCGGTCCCCGCCGCTGCTACCGCTGCGTCAAGCGTCGCAGACCCCGCCGCTGACACGTCGCCTGAGCCCACCAGCGGGACCCCGAGCGTCCCATCAGCAGACACTGTGGTTGCGCCCGTACCTGCCAGCGCGACAGCTACAGACGCTGTGGCAGCGCCTGCCGAGGACGTATCCCCGGACCCTGCTAGCGCGACAGCACTGACGCCCGTTCCAGCGCCCGCGGACTGGACGGCGCCGGCCCCTGTGAGCGCGGCAGTGGTCGACAGCTGGCCCTGTCCAGCTGTCGATGTGTCGCCCGAGCCAGCGAGTGCACGCCCCTCGGTGACAGCGGCCGACGCAGCGACAGAGACGTCCCCCGCACCGCCCAACGCCACGGTCCCCGCGATGTCGGCCGAACCCGCAGCCGACGTTGCCCCAGACCCCGTGAGCAGCTGGGCTCGCGTCAGGTCTGCGGCGCCGTCCACAGTCACTGCGCCAGTGCCAACGAGTGCTACGGCGCGTGTTAGGTCTGCGGCGCCAGCGGCCTGAGTATCGCCCGAGCCAACGAGTGCCACGGCTGCCGCAACGTCGGCAGCGCCTGCACTGGAGACGTTGCCGGACCCAGCAAGCGCCCGCCCCTCCGACACTGCGGCGTCAGCCGCAGCAGAGGTTGCGCCCGAGCCAACGAGGGCCGCCCCAGCTGCGACGTCTGCCGCGGCTTCGGATGATACACCACCCGACCCCGTGAGCAGCTGGGCTCGCGTAAAATCCGCAGCGCCAGCCACCTGCACGGCGCCTGCTCCTACCAGCGCTACGCCTGCCGTTATGGCGGCGGACGCTGCGACCGACACAGCTCCGCTGCCGCTAAGCGCGCCTCCTGCGTCGAGCGTTCCGACGCCAGCGACCGATACGCCGCCTGTTCCGACCAGCTCCACCACAGTCGCGGGGACATAGATTCGTCGCGACGATCTCCCGCCCCATGGCGCCGGAACACCCACGTTGCTAACCGCGGGGTTGTTGGCGTCGCTCAACAGGATCGTGGCGTGATTACCGCTGCCGCTCAGATCGTATCCGGCTGTCGTAATCGAGGCCGTGTTAGCCATCGAGTACCAGGCGAAACAATCGCTGAGCCGGTTGAGCGGGAACCGCTCGTTCGCTAGCTGCTTCATCTCGATCGCGGTCAACGCGCGCGAGAAAAACACCGCATCGGCGCTGTCAGCTCGCGCGGGTCCAGTCACCCCAATGACATCGGCTGCGCCCGATGACAGCGACGTGCTCGAGCTCGACGCCGCCGTGCCCGCAACGCCGTTCAGATACGGCACGACTTGTGAACCGGTGTAGACGAGCCCGACGTGCAGCCACGCTGTAGTGCTGCCGTAGCCGCCGTCGATGGTCGCGGTGTGGAAAGTGAAAACGCCGTTGTAGCGGTAGTACGACAGCCGCGTGCTCGGGTCGCCGCTGACACGCTCAATGTAGACGCCGCGCCCATTGGCGCTGTTGCTGAGATTTACGCCGTATCCATCGCCTGTCGTGCTCGACGACGACCAGCGTATCCGCATCGCGATCGTGTACGTTCCGGTGCGTAGGTCAGGAGCGCCGGTAATCGATCCCGAGCGGCCGAGAGCAGACCCGCCAGCCCCCGAGCTGTTGTTTTGCTGGACGGTCATCGGTCAGCCCCTACGTCGAGCTCCATTCGACAGCCACCCCATACACCAGGGCGTCTTGCGTGTACGAGTCGGAGGCGTGCGCCGGGTCGCGGAACAACTTCAGCGTGAACCTATCCCCGCTTGCGAGCGAGTCGAGATTCGTCGAAGTGATCGTGATTGTCGCACGCTTCGGATAGCCCGCGTCGGACGTGCCAACTGCAACAGCGCTAGCGGCAACGGCAGTGGCGAACGAGTCGGTTAGGATCGACTGGCTATCGCCAGGGGTTCGGGCGCACACTGCCGCCTGCCAGATGACGTTTTGCGATGCCCCGGGGTTCGTCACTCCGTAGAAGTCCACGAGGACCACGACATCCGCGCTGGAGCCGTAGTCACCCGCGTACAGCTCGAAATAGATGGCCTCGACAGTCGAGCCTGCTCCATCAAACGCATAACCACTAACTGGGTAGTTCGTTCCGTTCGCCTGGACGAGCTCCGGAGGCTGCACCGTGGTGAACACCCTAGCCCCGATTGGGTCTATGTCTTGGCGGACCGTTGCCATCGCCTTGTCACCTCTCCTTGCCGGCTGGTTGGCCGATCGTGTAGGCCGCCGGCTACGCCGCCCATTTCGACCACCTGAGGCCGAACGACGTCAAAGAGCTCGGGGATCAGCTCGGGCCGCATCGTGTAGCGCCTACCGCTCGGGTACGTGACGAGTGACACCACTGGCTCGCCGTCCCACGGCGGCAGTCCAGTGATGTCCACCTCGATCTTCGTCTCACGCTCGATGTACCTCATGCGCTGATGCACGTGTACGTCAGAGCCGCAGCGGCGAACGTCAGCGTTACGCCGCTAGAGTTGACGGCCGTCGGGTTGTTCAGCGACCCGCGGCCCACGTAGACGGCCTCAGTGCTGAGTGTCGACGACGTAAACGTCGCGAAATGGGTTAGGTTAGTCGCTCCGGTAGACCAAGCGGCGGTCGACTCCGGGAACGATACCGTTCCGGAGTTGGCGCTGACGGCGGCGGCGTCGTTCGATGGATCTGGCGCAGCAGTCCAGCCGCCTGAAGTCATGTCCGCCGATCGAGTGTAACCGCCCGTCGATGTCGGCTCCGCGAGAGAGGCTCCGTCATCTCCGGGGTTCGCGGTGCTCAGCGCCTGATACCAGTTTGCCGGAGCGGTCGGAGCCTTCCCAGCGACGAAGTCCACCATCGTCCGACGCACGCGTTTTCCGTATCCTGTGGCCATTATATCCTCCCTAACTCCTGCCGGCGCGCCTTGGTTAGACGCGCCTCCTTGATCACATGCGCCACTGCCATGTGTTGGCACAGCGCCTCGAACATCACTGACAGCTCGGGGTTGTGTTCGAGTAATGTCAGTATCGCGCACGAGAATACACGCGCGTTGTTCTCGCGTCGAAGCACGTCGACGAGCATCGACGTGCATCGGCCGATGCGCTCAGCGATCGCATCCTCTGCAGCCGACAGCGGCGGGTCTTTCGTGGTCACCGGCTGCTCACTACGTAAAACAGTGTCCCTGACGCGCTTGCGGAGCGCACGCGGAAATACCGGAACCCATCGCAGACCCACTGCTTGTACGCGTACTGCCAGATCGGGTAATCCCCTGCCGCGGCCGCGCCAAGCGAATCGTCGCGCCAAAAGCGGATGTAGGCGTCTACGTCAGCGGTGAACTCAACCCACGTGCATTGCGGTAGCGTTATGACGGCGCTGCTGGCCGTGGTGATGGCTACCGAGCGGCACGCGCCAAGGTCAAGGCTGACGTCGTTTCCGCCCGCGACTTGATCGTTGCCTGTGGGCGGGGTGATCCAAATAGCCTCTTGCTCGTACCGCATCTCAAACGCTCCGCCCGTGCAGCCACGCAAAGAACTGGTTGGCCGCACCGCCTGCTGAGCGCGTGTAGATCAGCTGCACGAACGACGGATGGTCCACGCACACGAGGATTATCGACCCAGCGGTGCCAGCTGACGGCTGCGCGCCGTGCACTACGGTAGGTGTCAGCGTTGTGATTGAGAGCGCGGAAAGCGCTGGATCTTCGCTCCCGCGGAGGGCAAGGGTCCCCGCCGTCGATGTCGCAACGCCCCAGCCGATGTTTGCGATCAGCACCTTTGATTTCGAAAAATCGCACCAAGGGCCCGCAATGTCTCCGGATCCATCTCCGCCCGTCACGCCGAAGTAAGCGGCGTATCGAGAGTTGAAAGGTTGGACTACGGCCATCTTATTATCTCCTTCCCCCCGGCTCGTCCGGGGGGGTTACTCCTCCACTCAGGGATGCACTGTCAGGTTCTGTATGTGCGGCAGCACCGTTGTTCTGAACTCAGCATCCGACTGCGTCAGCTTGAGCAGTCGCTGGCTGAGCGTACCGTTCTGCGCGGCGTCCCGCAGCTCGTCGGCATACGGGCCGAGTACTTGCGGCGCGGAGTCGAGGAACTTCGACACTGCCATCTCAGTCATTTGCCCGCGAGATTCGCCGGCGAGGCGTGACAGCTGTGCCGTCGCCATGCCGGTGAATGCGGCTCCAGTCGCGGCCGCGTCACCCGCGGTGGAAAGCTCGTTTGAAACCCCACCGAAGCCACGGCTCAGTGAGCCCTGAACACCTGCCAGAGCGCTCGCGCCACGACCCTTGCTCGCCAAGTCGGCAGCCTCTCCGACAGCGAACGCGCCTGGAGCGCCAGCGAACGCGCCGCCCGCTACACGCCCCGCCCACCTCGCTGGAGTGAACTTCAGCCTTCCGTAGTCGCGAAACATCTGCGCCATTGCAGGCTCCTGGACTGCCGCTGCCAGCGCGTAATCATCGCGCCCCTGCCTCCACTGCGCCGCGAGCTCTGGCGGCACTGATGGGTCGTTGAGCGCCTGGTCGAGGCCTGCGCGGAGATTGCCTGCGACTTCCTTCCGGATGCCCTGCGCGGCACTCTCCGTTCCCGGATTGGCGCCCCAGTTGATGTTCGCGTCGAGATTGCGCCGTTGCTCGAGAGCGCGCGACCACGGCATTTCGCCGGTGGGTGCCTCGAACGTGGTGTACCGCTGCCCCTCGTTTGCAAGCGGGTGCTCAATCTGGACAGGGACCGTCGTGTCGGCCTCAAGACCCGCAGCTAGCTCGTCACGCATGGAGGCCTGCGGGAAGTTCGCTGACCGGTCCGCAAGGCCGCGAAGCCGCTGCGCCTCGGCGCGCTGCGACGCAATCGTGTCTGCGACGTCGACGCTCGGGCCAGGACTCATGCGCCCGAGCTCACCCTCGGCGCTCAGCATGTCAGCGAGCGCGCGATCCTCCAACTCGCCAGCGCGTCGGTAGTATGTCTCGGTCGGCTGCGGCCACCGGCTACCGCCGTCGTGAAGGCCTGCGCGCTCGATTCTCCGCCCGAGCTCCGGGACGTAGTCCGGGCCGTGCAGTCTCGACATCTGGACAATCTGAGGGTCCGTAACTCCGGCAGCTCGGACGCGATTCACCGCGCTCCGGTTAGCCATCGACTCGGCCATGCTGCCAGCCCAGCGCCCGACGCCTCCAGCAGCCTCCCCAACGCCCTGAAGCCCTCCGCCGAGCGCGGCGCCCTGAAGCCCTCCACTCCTGGCCGCAACGAGCGCGCTGAGCGCGTCGTGCTCCGGGTCTTGGGCGTACGCGTCAGCACCGGCCGCAATGGCTCCGCTCGCGCCCTGACGCAAAGCCTGCTCGCCGATCCTGCCGAGTGCCGCTCCCGCCCCTGTCGCCCCCTCCGCCGCCAGGCTGCCGGCTCCTATCGCCCCTCCGATGTACTTGGCCCCAGCGCTCCCGATCTGGGCGAGGAACTCTAGCGGATCACGCCACATCTGCATGTAGCGGTCGCCGGTGCGCTCAAGCTCCGCCATGCGCTCATCGCTCACTAGCGGCTCATCGCCGCTGACGGCTGCGCGCGCCGGCGCGCTTGAAATCACGGCGGATTTGTCCTGCGGCTCCGGCTGCGGCTCCGGCTGCGGGACTTCGATAGCGTCGAACTTCACCCCGCTATCGTCAAGCTCGGACATGGCCTTGAAGGCCACATCCTCGGGCATGTCGTACTGGTCTGCGCCGACGGTGAGCCGGAGATAGCGCCGCCGCTTGCCTCCGCCGCTCATGGCTGCACCCGTCGACGCCGCCACTCCTCGTAACGCTTCCGCCAATCAGGCACTACTTGGAGGGTTTCGCCGCCAGCGTCGAACCCGCCGTGATCGTACTCGGGCAAACCAGGTCCTCCCGGAAGCGGAAGCTCGCGGGCTCCTGCGGCAGGACGCTGAGCCGGTCCTCCCATGGGCAGCGCGTCGCGCAGATCACCTTCGCCGCCGTCAGCTGCAGCCGCGCGTCTACCCCCGCCCAGTGTTCCGCCGTATGGCGATAGCCAGTCCTCGAAATACTTCGCTAGACCTTGCCGAACTCCGTCTAGCTTCTCGGCCGTTGGGTCGTAAGACGACACTCCCGAGATTAGAGTCGCCAACGGCGACTTCCAGGCGTCAATAGAGTCTAGGTTTTCGACGAACCGGTGATATTCGTGCTCGTGGAGGACGCCTGTGTTCGCGAGCACGCCCATCGCGCCAAGCACTGCGTTTCGGCTCGTGTCGTAATCGGCCGACGGCCCCATATCTCCGCCCCAGTTCGCGCCGTGTTCGGCGCGAAGTGCTTGCATGTGCTCGAGGGCCTTGCCAGCTGCTCCGATCGCCTGGATTGACCTGGTGATATTGGCGCGCGTTTTTGGGTCAGCGATAGCCGCCTCCCACACCGTCTCTTGTCCGGGGACAGCCTCGGCGCCTGGGATCGGCGTACGCCCGAGCCTCGCCGCTCTGTCGTCTTTCGCCTGCTGGCGACTCTCGCGTTGCAAGTCTAGCTCATGCCGAGATTGTGCGAGCTCGTTCTGCAACGACTGCTGCTCAGTCAGTGCGGCGGGGTTCTGCCGCAGGGCGTCGGTGCGCGCGTTTGTCGCAGCAGTCGCGCGCGCGCCCGACTCAGCCGCCGCGTTCTCGGTGATCACGTCGCGAAGCTCCTGCATCTCCAGCTCGCGGCCGCGCACGTTTGCTCCGGATCGACCCTCTGCCAGCTGCAGCTGCGTCTGGTTGACAGCGCTGTTGATGTCGCTCTTGTCCGCGCGCGTTGTATCGAATCGCGTCTGCGTTCCGGCCAAGGCCTTGTCGCGCAGTGCCCGATCCGCAGCGCGAGCCTCCAGCTTGTCGAGCTCGAGCATTTGCCGAAACGGATCCATTTTCCGCCCGCGCTCCTGCGCCGCAATCTGCTCGCGCCGCAGCTGGTGTTGCCTGCGCTCACGCGCGTTGGCTTCCTGGTTGGCCGCGTACGCCCCGAGCATTTGCCCGATCCCCTGCCCGCGATTCAGCCCTGCATCTAGCAGCAGTGCGAAGATGGTTTGGGCGTCCATCCCGCCGCCGCCTGAACGCTCCCGCGGGGCCACTACGGGCCCCTCATCCATCTCCTGATCGGACAACAGGGCGCGCGCTCTAGATGTTACGCCGGCATTGCGCGCGGGCGCTTCTGCAGGATCATCGGCCGCCAACGGCTGCGATTCACCTGCCGCAGAGCCCTGGCTCTGAAGGCTGAGGAACGACTCAAGCAACGCCCGCCGTCTGCGCTCTTCCTCGTCTTCGCCCTGAGAGTCCATGTAGCTCGGCAACGTGTCGCGCATTTATAAACCTCTCTCTCCTCAAACCACGGGAAGCGGCTTGATTCCAAGCAGACCGTTTCTGCTCAAGACCGGCGTGCCGAGTAGCCCCTCGCTGTTGGAGTTCTCCAACTGCTGGCGCGCGAAGTCTTCCGCGCGCTGCTGTGACGCGCGCGCCTCGGACGCTCGGCCAGCTTCAATCATCTGCTGCGTGTAGTTTGAGCGCTCGGCGTTCTGCTGAGACGTCATGTTTCCCCAAAGGGCTTGATTCTGATTCCAGGCGTTGATCGCGTTGATGTTATTGTTCACGCCCAGCTGTTGGGCTGCCTGCTGGCTCGTCGCAGTGTTGTTGACGAGGTTGCCCTGCAACGTGATCGTGCCTTGTTTTCGACGATCCGCAGAGTCAGTCACCTGCGTGTTTGCGCCGAACAGGTTCGTCTGATCGGTAGCGAAGTTCCGCCCAACGGTGTTCGCCGCGTTGAAACGGTCGGTCTCGCGCATCCACGCCTGTTGTTGCTGCTGAGCAGCGTATTCGTCCTGGAACCGCTGAGTGATCTGCGACTGCTCTTTGTTGAACATCGCAACGGTGTCTGCGGCCGTGCCGCGAGAAAACGACTCGTTGAAGCTCTGCGCGCGCTGCGTGCTCGCTAGCTCGCCCTGCATCCCTGTCGCCTGCAGCTGTTGCGTGTTGTTGAACTGCGCCATCTGGTCCGCTGCAGCTCGCCGCGCGTACTCTTCGCTGAAGCCCTGTGCTCGTAGCGTCGCATATGCGTTGTACGCGGCCTCTTGCGCCTGCGCGCGCAGAGCGGAGTTGCTAAGGGCGATCTGGTTCGCCTGAGAGGACATGGTGTTTGCCATGCCGCCATAGCCCTGCAGCGCGACCATCGATCTGTTGATTGCGTTCGCCTGAGCGCCCAAGTCGCTAAGCAACCTGTTTTGCGACGTGCGCTGCGCAGCGAGCGCGCTGTCGCCGATCTCGGCGCCGCCGCCCAGCATCCCGCGCATGCGCAGATTCGTCATGGTCGCGGCGCGGTTCGCGCGGTCGTCCTGCTCTTGTCGCAGCCGGGCTTGCTCGTAAATAAACCGCTCGGCGGCCGTCACCTCCGGAGTTGTGAGCGCGCCGAACTGCCGCAACGCATCTTGCTGCGCGGCGTACGCCTCGGGGTCCTCCTGCCCGACATGGACATCGAGCGAGCCTCCTGCGATCTCCTGCAGCGCCGCGGCTGCGTTCCGCTGGGCGGCTACGTCTCCAGGATCCGCGTAGGCTCCTGCGGCCTGTGAAGTCAGCGCATGGGACCCGTTTGCCCAGCCGCCAAGGCTCGCCAACGCCTGATTCTGCGCCGCGATAGCACCGGGGTCTGCCTGGGCGAGAGCGGCTTGTGAGACCACTGGGGCGCCATACCCTCGCGCCTGCAGCTGACCCATCTGCCCGTAGACGTCGTTGAGCTGGTTGTAGTTCCCCGCGTCCCAAGCGCCTACGGCCTGCAGCGCCTGAGTATATTGTCCCAGCGATTGCTGGTCTGCAGCGTTCGCCGCGTTCGTCGACTCCCATGACGCGTTCGTAAGCCCGGCGTTTTGTTGACCGAGCCAGTTCGCAACCCCTTGGCTGTTCGAGGCGAACTGATTGTTTTGGCCCAGCAGTTCCGTCATCTGCCGATCGACGGCCTGCTGACGGTACCTCAGATCATCGAGGGCAGCTTGGTTCTGCTGATATGCGCCCTGGATTCCGTTTCGTTCCTGCGTGTTCGCCAGAGTGTTCAGATAGGCCTGCGAGGGTGGCCCTGATATCGGCGTGCCATCCGGACGCACACCTGTGATCTGATTCCACTCCGTGTCCGTGATCCCGCTGCCGCGCAAGGCCTTCGGCATCGGGGGCTGCCCCTGCCCGGTCCAGCTCGAATCCATACCGGTCAGATCTGTCACTCGCTGCGGGGGGATCGAACGGAAGTAGGCCGCAAGCTCCGCATACTCGGGGTCTGACCGCTCAACGCTCCCGGTGTTCAATCCCTGGAGCGCGGACAAACCGGCGCTCTGCATTTGCGCCATGTCGTGCGGGTTGCGAGGGTCGAGAATGCGCCCATTCGATAGCTGTAACTTGCCGCCTTCGAGTTCTTTTACCTTGGCCATCAGTACACCAGCTCGAACGTCAGAAGGTACCGCCCGCCGGCCGTGAGCCCGGCAATAGACTCAATCTGCACCCCGCCGCGATCAGGTGAATACGACCAGGCAACCATCCCAGTAGACACGAGGCCCGGTCGCTTGTCCTCCCGCGCGCGGACAACGGTGACGCTGGTCGGGTTCGTTGCGCTACGCAGGTAGAACGGCGGCGCATACGTAAAAAGCCCCTCGCGCCGAACAATGCTTGGGGTCTCCCGCTGCCGCGTTGAGATATCCCGCATAGCCTCGCCTACGTCGCGAGACGATACGTCCCCGGTCCACATCGGCTTACGCAACGTAGTGCGGGTCATCGCTTCAACCTTTGGTCGGTCAGGTCCACATACCTGACCGACATGCCAACGATCTTATTGACCGAGAACCCGTACGCGTTCTCATCTAAGCCTACCGCAATCGAGTTTGCGATCGCAGGGGCATCGCGCGGGACGTCCAGAACCCCTCTCATGTACCCGACATCGGCGCCAAACTGATAGGTGGCGATGCTCACGCGCGCCGACGTGTTGAAAATGACGTCAGTGCCCCACGTCGAGTTGACCGCTATCGTGGGCTTGTATGCGACTACCTCGCAGTCCTGCCAGTGCTTCGCGGTGAACGGGTTTTCCCCGTAGACGGGGTGATACTGAAACGCGTATGGCTCCCAGTAATCCGTGCCGCGGACGAAGACGCCGTTCCCAAATGTCCCCGAGGCAGCCACGGCCGCAACGCCTCCATAGATCTTGGAGTGCAAAAACGACTTGAAATCGTATGTGATCGGCGCCGCCCATTCCACGAACGTGTCCGTGGACACGTTGTATACGAGCACTGACGCAGTGTATGACGTCCCGTCTAAGGACGACTCGCATCGCAGCAGAACCTCGTCGTTCGGCTCATCCGCAACCATCACGATGCGGGAGCTGCCGGAAAAGTCCGGGGCAGAGAACTGAGCGCCGGCCCAGCGGTTTCCGATGCGCTGCTCGCCGATCTCGAGGACAGCTCCGGAGCTGTCTATCGCGACGAACCCGCGCGTTGTGTACGCGAATACCCGATCGCGAAACGCGCATGCCGCTTGCGGCCCAGCAATCTGCAGCGTCGAATCGACCATATCGAGTCGCCAATCGTACCCATCACCGGCCGTCCCACCCGTACCGCTGAGCCTGCGAAGCCCGTCTGCGCAGAAGAACCACAAAGCATCGCGCGTGGCGACCATCGCATGGATTTCGACTGCGCCTGCCGGCGCGAAGTTCAGCGCCGGCACGTTCTCGGGCTGGTTCAGCTCCGACCACGCAAACATGTGCGGCGCGGATTCGGTCGTGACACTACGCACCGTAGCGTCGTAGTCAGGCAGAACAGGATCGTAGTTGAGCGGGTTGCTGGCTCTAATCGTGAGAGTTGTTGCGCGGCCAGCGGCGAGGAACCATCGCGAGATAACGAGCTGGTCGGCTGGAGTTGTCCCAGGGTTCGAGAATGCCGCGGATATGTCCGTCGGCAGAACCCTGTCGAGCTGCTGGATCGTTATATCCTTCGACCCGAGCGTGTACCCGATGTCCTCTGGCCTTGCGACAGTGATCTTTGTCCCATCGATCTCGATCATGTCGGTGAGGTACACCGTAAATGTGCCTGTCGCGGTCGCGTTGGCGCTCATCGTGATCGATGAGGCGCCAACAGCAGTAATGTAATCCGTGTCGGTCGCGAATGGATTGGTGCCGCCAGCAGTCGGGCCGCCCCAGAACTGGCCCTTCGCGAGTCCCAAAATCTCGGCCGACGAGATTCCCGTGGCTGTCGGGCTCCCGGACGTCGTTGACAGCGTCACGACTCGAGTCCCGATAGAATGCGTGCGCGCGAAGTCGGAGACGTTTCCGCCGGCACCTAGGTTCTCGCCCCAGTACACGGGTACCCGGATCCCGAGGCTCGGCGCGTAGGTAAGGTTGGCGTAGAACGTGTGGCCCTGGAACTGCGCTACGCATTTGGCCGTGGGCGGCGGCAACGCCGCGCTGGCGGCGCCCTGTTGACCCGGGTTCGTGTACAGCGCCTCCCCGAGGCCTTCGTCTGGGCACGAGTCCGTGACGAAGGCATACCCGTTTGTAACGTCGGTCGACGTTAGGGTGTACGTCGTTGCGAGATAGTAATCAGCGCCAACGTTCGTGCTGAAGTCCTGCGAACGCGTCCTGTACACTTCGAGCAGGTCTCCCGCCTGCGCCTCACCGGAGCGGAAGTAGCAGTAGTACTGCAGCAATCCGCCGTTTTTGCCCTCCACAGCCTGCGTCGGGGCTGACACGAGTTCGTAGCCGTCGGAGAACTTGCGCCGCAAAAGCACTGTGATGCACGTGTGGTTAGTCGACGGGTAAGTGTTCCCGGCCGAGTAGTTGGGCGTCACGAGCACGTACCTGGGCGGAACGAGTCCGGCTTGCCGTGGAGCACTCGGGTTCGGCGCGTCGAACACGAGCGTCCCGCTGTCACACGTCACGATTAGCCGCCCGCGGACGACTACCGAGCCCCATCGCCCCGTTGTGTCAATCGACTGAGCATCCCCGTAGTTATTCGTCAGGCTCGTCGGCGACGGATATGCGCTCCCGCTGTCCCACGAGTACCCCCACACCCCGGAGGCCTTCGAGAGGATGATGGCCGCGTCGTCCGCGTCCAGGAGAATCTGCGCCGTAGGCGCCGTGGACCACCACACCGTGCGGATCCTGGTGATGCTCTCGGCCTGCTCGATGATTCCAGTATCCCGAATCCAGATATTCCTGGCCGTCTGCAGAGCTCCCGGAGGGTAGTGCCCGTACTTGTTTGGCCGCGTGATCAGCCCCAAAGGGTGGAGCAGAACGGTTTGCTGAGTCATGGGTACCGCACCTGCCACCCGCGTCGGGTGCCGCGGTACAGCTGCGGGGCCACGATTACTCGACCGGAGTTTTGAACCCGTGGGTCCAGTAGGTCGCCTAGCATCGACAGCGCGCGCGCCAGGTCACGCTCGACCTCAGCGTTGCTCTGCCTTCGAATCCCCAACACCTTCAACGCTGTGGCGTCTGCGAGGGCTTGGTGGAAATCAGCCGGCAGAGCTGGCCAATCGGTCTGATCTGCTGCGCGTACGTAGTCTCCGACTTCGATCGTCGACATGTCCCCAGAGCCGGTGCAGGTGAACACTGCCCCGGATAGCGTTTGCGACTCCCCGACGAGCTGAGCCTCGTACCAGCCGCTTGCGCCCACGACATCGATCGGAGTGGATCCGCTCGTGATTGCCGTCTTGGCGCCAGAGGTAGTTACCGACTCTGGAACAGCAGACACCGTGATTGTCCGAGCCGCCGTGTCGACAGCGGTGATCAGTCCATACGTCGCTGGGGTCGTCTGCGCGGCTGCGATGCGCGCTGGGCGCAGGTAGTAGTGGATCCGCAGCTGCATCGACACGCTATTCGGCGTCGGGAGCAGGACGAGGTTGTCGCCACGAACGCAGAACCGCTCGACCCACCCAGTCTGCCCGCTTGGTAGCTCGTGCATGGCCGCGGTTGCCTCGTCTACCTCGTCGAGATCTCTCCACTCACCCGTCCCGAGGTAGCTGATCTGCACGCGCTCGAGGCCTCCGGAGCACGCGCGTGCAGGGATGCGGTAGCTAGCCTTCCCTTCGACAGCGGACACGATCGACTGCTTGAGCCAATACCCCTGCCTGGCCTTGACGATCGCGCGCTCGAACACTTGCTGTTGCTGCGCGTTCGCCAGGCGCAGCAACACGCTGTCGGTCCAGTCTGCCGTTGTGGTCGGCAGAAAGGCGGCTTCTCGAATCGCAGCGAGTAGCTCAGTCTGATTCAACTAGAACTCCGTTATTCGCATGCGGACCCCGCTCCGGGGCTGGACTCCGCGCCTCCGCCGCTCCTCATAGTCGTTGACGTCCTCGTCGTCGCCTGAGTCGAACTCGCGCCCAATCAGGCTCAGCATTTGGGGGCTGTAATCCGCCCTAATGGCGCCGATCTCCCGCGCCGCGTTCATCAGCTCCGCCATGTCGGTGTTGCCGCCCTGCCGCTGCGCGCTGCTACGCAGCTGCGCGCCGTACAACTCTTCGGCAGCCTTCCGCCTCTTTTGCATTGCGGCGAGCTCGCTTGCCGCCGCAGCGATTATCCAGGGCAACGCCATTAGCGCCGCTGCCCCCAGCGGTCCCCGAGGATTCCGCCAGTTGAACGCCCGACGCCGGGCATCATCATGCCGCCACCGTTTCGCCTAGCCGCAATCGCGGCCGCGATGCGTTGCTGCATCTGCTGCAGCCACGGGTTGGCGCGTCCGCCGCCGAGAGGCATCCCACCGCCGCCCGTGCCGAACTGGGGGCGCTGCATGGGCTGTGCCTGCGCGCCGCCAAAGCGGGCCTGCAGGGCCTCCCAGTTAGGCTGCATCCCGCCGCCTGCGCCCTGCGCCTGGCTCGACATCATCGGGCCTGGAGCCGGAGCGCCTGGCGGCGCCTGAACGGCCTGTGCCCAAGGCGTTGGCCCGCCGTCGCCGCCCATCTGGCTTGCGCCAGACCAAGGCATCCGAGACCGCTGGTCCGGTACGCCAGGGTTAGGCGCCTGGAACGTACGCATATAGCCATCGCCATCAGCTGCAGCGTCGAGCCTGCGCATGGGCATGCTCCCGCCTTGCTGCGGGGCAGGCCGCATCCTTTTCTTTTGCTCGTCGTCGTCCTCGGGCGCAAACACGTGGCCTCCTAACTTCGTTCCCTGCCGCCGCCAGGTGCGACGCTGACGGCGGCAGGGACAGAACTATCAGGCTCCAGAGGTGGAGCTGTTCACGATGTTGCTGATGATCGCGCAGCGGTAGGGCATCCGCAGCACTGGGCTCTGGTTGCTCATGATCCGCAGCTGGCAGCCTGCGTTGCTCGGCAGCTCGAGGAAAAACCAGTCCTGACCCTCGCCGCGGAACGTGATGTCTGTCGACCCGACACGCTTACCGATGCCCTTCGGGAAGAACATCGCCTCACCCTGTTTCATGTACTTGTGCAAGGCGACGTTGATCACGCCAGATGGCGACTTGTACTCCAGGTTATTCGCGCCCTGCCGCTTCACCTCGTCGGTATTGCCCGTGTACCGCTGCAGAGAGTCGGCTTCCTCGGCCAGATCGCCGAACGTAGGCGCCGAAACGAACAGCTTACCGCCCATGTCCAGGCCGTTCGGGAACAGCTTGGCCGCCATGCCGAGGACGCGTGCCCGGGTCAGCGCAGCAGAACCAGCGCTGAAGTTCACGCTCTTCCACATCGGATACGTGGCGGCGTCAATCCCGAATAGCGACCCAGTGTTAGTCAGGATCGACTCGACACCTACGCAGGTCGTCGTGCGCCATCCCGTCGGGATGAGCACGTCTCCAGCGACCGGGACGACAGCCGAACCCGTCAGGAACAGAGTGAGCAGCTTGCTGTCAGCGACCGCGGCGGTAACGGACACTCCTTCCGCTCTGACGGTCGAGCCATCGGACTGGTAGATGTCGACCTTGGCGCCGATCATGTTGTTCCAAACGCCGGGTGCCCACGACGCGGTCGTGATCGTGACGGTCATGCCCGAGCCGGTACCGAGATCCGTGCCCGAGATCGGTGCCTGAAGCACGCCGACGTTGGCCGCGATCGTGCTGCCAGAGCCGCAGCCGTAGAGCAGCGAAATCTCCCGATAGAACTCCATCGACTGCATGAGCAGCGACGTTTTGAGCTCGAACGCGCTTCGGAAGGCCCCGCCGTTGCTCCCGTTGCCGGACCCGTTGCGACCCTTGAAGGTTACGTCGTAAGGGATGTTCCCGACGAGCGCGAGCGTGCTCCCGTCAACGGACGCGTTCTTCAAAACCGAGTCGACGGCAGAGTTAAGTGCGAACGCCGTTCCCGAGTTATCGGCAGTCATGCCGTGCTCGAGCGAGACGACTACCGGGAAGTCAAACGACTTGCCGGGTCGCTGGTCCTGGCCGACGAAGTCGAACCAATCAGCGATCGTGTTTTCCTCGGGAAGGGGATTCGTAAAATCCCCGTACCGAACCTTGTAGTCTGGTAGCCAGTTTGCGAGTGCGGACACCGTTGCTCCGAAATGGTTGGGAGATCCCAGCCGCGTTTCGATTGCCGGTGACCGTCTGCACGCTTCACTTGGCCGCCGTCAGCTGCACCGATAACAGTGGCTGACGCGAGGCTGCTGGCGCCGTCGGGCGGTTCTACTTGCGTAGGTTACTGACCATGATCCAGACCGGGATAGGTCGGTCAATGGTTTTGCTGAGCGCGCACCATGATTTTTGCCCCGTCGGGGCTGAACTCGACCACGAGCTGGGCAAGGTCGAGCGACCGAAGCTCGTCAGCGGCGAAGGTCACGGGCTCATCTCCGTCCTCCGCCATCGCACGCTTGCTCACGTAATGGGTCCGGGCAGGACGCCTGGCATTCGCGGTCATTGTCCGGGCCGTCCGGGGCGCACGCCGGGGGTAAACGTGATGGTCACGTCGACGTTGTCTGTCTCGATCGTCAGCTCGGCATCGAGCAGAGCGTCGATTGCCTCCACCTCGGCAACTGGAATCGTGATAACGCCGCCCCCCGGAGGGCCTCCGCCAGGGTTGAAATTGCGCTCAGTGAGCGCGTGGATAAGAAGCGCCAGTGCGCGTTGTGAAGTCGCCATATTCAGGACCCTGGCCATCTCAGCCCATACCCATTCGCCGGAGGAAGTCGCTCGGACGTCTCCCCTGACCGCCACGCGGCTGCTGGCCGCCGCCTCCGCCGAACTGCCCCAGCTGCATGGGCTGCAGCTGCTTGTACGGCCCAGACGCCAGCCTGCGCGCTCCAAGCGGGTAGCCTCCTGGGTTCTGCGGCGGAGCCTGGTACACCTGCTGCTGTCCCGCAGGTTGCCCCCCTGCGGCGCCGCTATACCGGGCCATGTCCTGGAGCATTTCCTTGGTCGCCAACGCGGCCTCGTCGCACCGCTGCGCGTCAACGTTCCCGTCGGGGCAAAAGGCCTGCAGTTGCTGCAGGAACAGCTTGTGGGCCAGCGGGTACTGGCCGATTGAGTGCCTCCGCAGCGCAGCGGGCATAAGCTGTTCGATCTGCTTAGCCACGTGCTGGGTAACAGGGTCAGGCCCAGCGTTCTGCTGAGCCTGCATCTGCTGCTGGCGCATCGCGTCCTGCATCCGAGCGCGCTCATCCTGCTCGGCTTGGAGACGATCCATCAGAGCACGCTCGGACTGCGGCAGGCGCATGTACGCAACGCGTTCCTCCGCGTAGGCGTGGGCGGCTTGTACGAACGACTCCTCAAGCCCTAGCAGCTTGAGCCCGTGGCGAAGCTGCCTGTGGTCTCGCCATTCATTATTTCTCGCCCGTTCCAGCTGCAGGATGTGCTGTGCCTGTCGCGACAGGGCATGCGATTCCTCGAGCTTGCGCGTGTAGTCCGCGCGTCGCTGATAGCCGCCGATGGCTTCCTCGAGCGATACCTGCCTTTTCTCGCCGCCGACCGATACCTCGACAGGGAAGTGACGCAACTCGTCCAGAGGGAGTTGCCCCCGGTCCAGAGCGGATTGGATCCGTTCGAAGGATTCGGCGCGCTGCCTCTGATAGGCCGCTTCCTCGTCGGCATCGACGGGCTCGCCGGTCTCCGGGTCTACCTGCGGCTCCGTTGGCGGCTGCTTCTCGTCTCCGACGGCCGCCGCCCCGTGCTCGTCCACCTGCGGCATGGACTCGCCGCCAACGTGCCGCGGGGCACCTTGGCTAGGGTCGTACCCCGCAGGCTGCGGAGGAGCCTTCCAGACGCCGCCATCTCCGGCATTTGGCTGGGCCAGGCCGCCGCTGTCTCCGCCTACCTGAGCCGCACGAGACGCCACCACGGCGCCGAAGTTGCTCGGTGTTGCCGGGAGCGCCGCCGCTCCCGCTTCAGGTGCTTCGAGTGCCATACATTACCTACCCCTGCGATTGGACGTTTGCGCCTGGCGGCGGCTCCGATTGATTCGGCAGCTTCACGCCGCTGGAGTCGCGTTCCTGTGGTGTTGCTGAGCCAGACTGGCCGCTGCCGCTGCCGCTGCCGCTGCCGCCGCCGCCGCTGGTGTTCTGTTGCTGCGATGATGCTCCAACTCCGCCTTGCTGCGGCTGCGTCGCTGTAGGCGCCCCCATTGCCATCCCCAGCATGGCAGTAGGTGAGCCGAATATCGGCGGCGGGAGCGGAATGCCGAGCGTGCTCGCGAGCCGCGGGTCGATCCATTGCCAGGTCATCAGGTGATCGTTGATGTGCGACAGCACCTGATAGATGACATTCGGGTCAGCATCCGGGCTCGAGCTGAGCTTTTCGAATAGCGCCCAGTGCGCGGGGATATGCCGGAATGGGTGGTCGCCGGCTCCCGCTCTGCACTCAACCCCGTTGCTTAGCTGCTCGTTCTCCCATTGGATCCGCAGGTCACGCGCCTTCGAGTCGTCGACGAAGCCGGACCAGTTGCCAGTCGTTAGGCCGCGGATCACAGCGTCGCGCCTGTCGGGCTCGACGTCTTTCAGCGCCTGGAACATTTCGAATCTACCGGCCTGCGAGCGCATGAGAGGGTTGGTTGTCTCGACGCGGACCTTTCTGACGCCAGCCAGCGATTGCCTGCTGAACGATCGCAAGTAAGGGCGCTCGCCTACCCCAGCAACCTCGACCAGAAACTCGCTGTCGGCGTTCGCTCGAACCATGTCGAGCATCATGTTCGCCATCTGCTCGCGAAACCAATCAAGCGCCGCCTGCCGCGCGCTCTGGAACTCGATCGCAATCGCGTGGAACAGCGCGGCCATTTGCCCAGACTTGATATTCGCGCCCGGATTGCCGCGAGCGACGCTGTTCATTCCCGAGATCGACTCATGCCGCGAGTGCAGGTACGTCAGGAACCACTGCACCGAGTCTGGCATTTGCGCGTAGTTGATCACGCTCGGCGCCTCGCTTCCCGGCAGCTTGGCAAGAGCGCGCAACCCCATCGCGATCATTTTCGGGTCTAGGCTCGACCCCTTGTCATAGACGATCGTGTTGCGGCCAAACGTCGACAAGTTGCTAGCCGTGTCGCTGCACAACTGGTCGATCATCTCTTGAATGGCAATCAGGTCCCAGGAATCCGCATAGCCGAAGGCCGACCCGAAGAACTTCCCGGAGGCCATCTCCACGAGCGGCAGACCGCTCTTTACCGGGCACGGCAGATCCCACAGGACAACGTCCCCGCATATTCCGACGTAGCGGCCGCCTTCTATCGCTCGGCAGCGCGAGTGATAGAAGTGGTGGACGACGCAATCGTCGTCGTCGTCGATGTCGTAGTTGTGACCGAACAGGCGCTCTGGGATCCACTCGTCGAGCCCGGCGCTGTTGAGAATGTCCTCTGCCCGCTCGGGGTAGGTGGCGGCGAGCTCCCACTTGCTAACGCGTTCGCGAACAATCGCCCACCGCATCTCTTTCGACGACGGATCTAGTGCGACGTCCCATGGAGCGCACACGTTGACGTATGGCGCGCCGGACATCTGAACGCTAGGCACCTTGGCAGGAGTGCCGTTTTCGTCAAGCACGGGCCCTCTGGTCTGCGGATCAACCGCATCGACCGATACCTGCACCTCGTCGCCGCCTTCGGAATCCCACCTCAGGTGCCCATACGCAGCGCCCCAAACGCCTTCGGCCTCCAAGATCTCGCGCTCTCGACCCTCGCCGATGGCCTGCTTGTAGATGTACCCGACTACCGCGTCTGAGATCTCGCACGAGCTGAGCGCGTCGTAGTCCGAGTTGAGCGCCAAACACTGGAATGCTGGGCGCTCCCCCTGGGCTATAACGTTCTGCTGCCGAATAAAGCTGCGAACCTCGTTGATTCTGAAGCGCGTGAACTCCGCTTCTGGCCCAGTACGCGACAGCGTCTGCGTCGCCATGTCGTTCGGATTCGACGGGTCGGTGCCGTAGTACTGCGCCCACGCGATCGACCACATGGCCCGCAACCCACGGCGCACGGCGGCCTCGAAATATCGACGCTCCTTTCGGTCGATCTCGGACCGGAGCTCGTCGGCTGGCCGCGCCGCCCAGTACGTCTGCTGCGATTCACTACCGTTGCCGGTTCTTCCCTCGAACATGTGCGACACGCTCCCCCATGCAGCCAATAGCTGCATGGCCAGGTCCATCCATGGCGGTCGCACGCGCCACGGACCGGACTACAGAAACGTCAGACGAAAGACAGCCGAAGCTCGTCCTGCCTGCCGACGTGTATCTTAGCGCATACGGGGCTGGCGCTCTGCCCCATAGCAGAAACGAACGTCGAGCGGTTGATTTCGCCGCCGAACCCGTCCCACTCGTCTGCCTTGGATCGCCAGTGGTCCTCGACCGCCACTGGCCTGCACACACGCACTTCCAGGGCCAGGTCCCTCGTAGGAACGTGCTCGACGTGCGGAGCTCCGTGGATGTCGCGGATCGCCTTGGACGCCGGGCTGCGATCTTCGCCGCGGATGATCGGGACGATAGTTGCTCGCCGATTCAGCCTGGACAACGGGATACGCGACGTGATGCACGGCCAATCTTGCTCCTTGAGAGCAGCGCGCGGGAACTTCGCCCTGAACCACGCGGAGGCAATCCGTAGCTCGGTGGGCTCGTCGATGGCCAGGTAATACACGCCTTCGCCAGATGGATACTGCGACTCGCTGTCAGCCGATGCTGCCGGGCTGCCGCCGCTCCTAGCGGCTGCTGATGAAGATGTCATATCGGTCTACCTCCACGGCGCTGCTGTTGCATGTATGCAGCGGTTGTTTCTGTCCTAAGCTCCTGGATTTCCTCGAGCCATTTCGAGGCCAGGTCCCCGAGTGTTCGCTTGGTCTCGCTGTCCAGCTCATTGACGCGCGCTACCAGGCGCTCGTGCGCCTCCAGCAGATTGCTCGAGCGCGCTTCCGTGCCCTCGAGCGAGGCGACCCGCTTCCAGACTGCGTCTTCTAAAGCGATTACCCTGTCGAGGACGTCGTTACGACGCCGGAAAGAGTCGAGCCAGCGTAGCGCGACGAATGCCGCAATGAGTACGCAGCTGACGGCTGCGACGCTTTCCGGGACGTTGTTCATCCTGCCGACCCCCCAGCCGGGAACCGGGCCTCCAGTTCTCGATCGAGCTGATGGCGGTCATAAGCGCCTCTGAGCTCGGCCAACCGCTGGTCGATCATACTTCCGCCAGACGGCGTGCGATGCTCCATCGCAGCGGTGAGCACGGCGGTTTCCTCGCTCGACTCGCTCCTAATAGCGTGACCGGCGTCGTCGAAGATCGACCGAAGACGCAACAGCAGCTGCTCCCTAACAGCAGCGTCTTCGATCGACAGAGCCAGCTCATTCCCGAACTCAACGAGGCGATCGAGTAGCGATCCAATCTTTACGTCCTGCATCTTATTCGGGCGTCCCCAAAGGTGCAGGAATACCTGGCGTACCGTTTCCATCCTGCCGAGCAGCCTTTGTTCGGCTCTCTGCACCGCATCCACCGCATCCACCGCATCCACAACATCCTCGTTCGTTGTAACGTCTGGCGTTTTCATGTCGTTGGCTCCGTTTCGTTTGTCTTCGGTCGTTCTCCGAAACACTCGGCGAAATGCCTCGCCGAGGCATCGTCCTCAAGCTCGATCGAGCTGATGGCGGTCATAAGCGCCTCTCGCAGCAGTCGTATGGCGGCTGACTGGTCTGCGCCTAGGGGCGTGCATCTCGCGATCGAGGCGGCGAAGCATGCCGCCGCGGAACGCAGAAGCGTCTTGCGCTCGTCATGCCCATCGCGAGATTCGGCGGCCTCGAAATACCTGGCGTACCCGCGCCCAGGCTCGTACATCAGCCGCGCAACCCGCCTGTCTTCGTCCGTAGGTCCGTTCATTTTGCCATATTCCACGGTGTAGCGCTCGCCGGGTCTATCTTGTCCAGTCGATGTCGATAACACCATTCAGCGGAACGTTCAGCGAACCGCTCTCGAGGCCCGGTTCCGAGCGTCGCTCTCTCCGTAGCCGTTCTGCCCGGAGGAAATGGTCAGCCTCCCCCGTGCTCTTGCATGCCCAATTGCGCCGAGAGATCCAGTCGTCCCCGTGGGTAGACCCTGCCACGGGGAAATAGGCCTGTCTTTCCTCGTTCCAAACGAAGTCTGTAGACACAACAGCAGCGCGGGGCGCCGCAACCTCCCGCCCGCGGGGGCCTTCCGCAGCTTTACGGGATGCGGCGTCGATAACACCATTCAGCGGAACGTTCAGCGAACCGCTCTCGAGGCCCGGTTCCGAGCGTGGTGGACAGGAACATATGTGGTACCCACAGCGCGAGCATGCCGTGCGATGTTCGAGCAAGCTCGCGGCGGGGGTTTCGCCAAC